ATGCCTTACGAATTCCTGGAGGCCGCTGTTCTTAGCCTGACGTTTTTCAGTGCGAAAACGCAGCATTCTACACTACAACCTCGTCTGCTGGAAATGCACTTAGAGTCAGGTATAGCGCGAAGAGACGGCGTTTACTTTATTGCGATGTAAATAATAATAAAGCCCGGCAGATCACCGGGCCTCAGAAGAGAGCGTCTCAACACGAAGTTGGTCGGGTGCCAGTGCAACGCTGAGAATGACGGGCTGCCAGGCTTCCCGGGCGGTAAGCCTTGGGGAAACGCCTTTAGCAAGCCAGAACCCGCCCACACCGCCCAAGGCGGCACCGCACATGGCGGCCAAATCTGTGCCGAACAGCATCTGGAAAACCCCGCCCATCACGAAAAGTCCGGCGAGCGGAGAAAGGTAAACCAGTATGGCGGAAGTGAGCAGGCTGCCTTCAGCGATGCCGAGCTCCACTTTTTGCCCTGCCACCAGCGGCTGATCGCTCGACACAGCAATAGTGTGCGACGTTTGCGGCCCCAGCTTATTCAATACGCGGCTGCCGCAACCGGCTCGCGAAGCGCAGCTGCTGCATGATGCTTTAACGTCACCG